CGACGACTTGTGGGCAATCTCAGCCGCTGACGTCCCAAAATCGTGGAGTAGAGAGTCTACTGGATCAGAATCTTATATTTATCATACTGGAGAATATATAAAATGAAAATAACCAAAGAACAACTAAAACAAATTATAAAAGAAGAACTTGAAGAAATGATGGACGTTGATCCTTTTGAATACTACAATGAAAAGGACGAAGAGATAGCCGGAGAAATTCTGCGAATGTTAGACTCAGACGAACCAGAGCGCATGATCAAAGACTACCTTATTCAAAATAAGAGAATGAGTGGAGAACAATTAGTAGATTTTAGAAATAGAATGATGAATGCTAGAAACTACCCTGCTCAAAGAGATGCTTACAGAGTCAGTCAACTGTTAAATTTTATTATATCAGATGATGATGAATTAAGATTCTAGAGGTGTAAATGAACAAAAAAGACCCAAACTACGCTGTTAAAGTAGAACAAGCAATAGCAAAAAAATACGGAAACGATACTGTTGTCAACCCCAAATCCAAATGGGATGACGAAAAAGAAAAAAAATACCTTGACGAATTGAAAGAAATATATTATAATAATGTAGACAAGGAAGATCTTGACAAAGAAGAGGTCGATGGTGTTTTTATCCCAAAGAAACTACTTAAAGAAGAGTCTAACCGCTCTTGTTCTACTTGTAATACATACTCTTTCAAATCTAAAGATGATGTCTATATGACAAAATTTGGTTGTTGTTGGAATTGTTACATACAATATATCGAAGGGCGAGAAGATAGATGGAAAAAAGGCTGGAGACCAAATAAATGAGTTCAACAACATTAGAAATTATTCAAGGGCTAGCGCAAGCAGCCGCAAATGCATATGATGGCGCACACGATGAGCGCTTTAGTTTAGACGGACAATTGCGCAAAGTAGGTCTTAACAGAGAAGAAGGGTGTCCTATTATGGATAGTAGAGTGAATGATGGGTTCTCCGTTAAATTTTATGCCAATTCAATTTGTATTAATTATCAAAGCGATGCGAGACTGTCGGAAGTTAAAGATTCTAAATACGATCAAGAAATCGAAAGAATGTTGAATGAAATAAAAAAGTTTCTTCAAAAAGAATACAAATCTATAACAGGGAATGGTATTACATTATCCAAAAAAGGCGAGCCTAAAATCTTAGTTCAATCAACTTCAAATGTTCGTACTTTTGTACAAGCATACCAACACTATACAATTTCGGGTATAAAAGCGGAGGAGGCTTATGAGCCATCCGTTCGAGACATTACACGTAAATTTTTAGAACAACACTCGACCAAGAGACCTCAAAACGATACACGCAAAAAGGAATCGAAAAAATGAGAGTCACCAGTGCGCAACTGAAGCAAATAGTCTCAGAAGAGACAGGCAAAGTTTTACTAGAAAAAACTGGTCATGTCGATCTTTCTGCTCTTAAGGATTATGTGAAGAAAAATATTCCACGATCGAAAGAGGATGAAAAATCTCTTCAAGAGGCTGGTGCTCTTGGTGTCGCTTTGTTTTTTGCTAGTGTTGTATTTGCTATCCCTGCTATGGTTGATTGGTTTGGATGGGGAGTGAAATGGATTGCCCGTGGTGCCAAAACAACGCTTGGAAAAGTCAACGCTCTCTTTGGCCAAGACTCAGATAAAACAGACATGGATTTGCTTGATCTAGTGGAAAAAGCAGGAGAAATTATTCAGAAAGATGTATCTCACACTTTACATGGAGAGTATGTTAGCGCAATAAAAAATTTATTTATTAAACCCGGTGCTTGGGTTTACAAATGGAAAACAGGACAAGATCTAGATGATCCCAAGAGAGAAGCGTTAGCAAGATCAGTTTTAACCTCTATAATCGTTGCTCTGGCAATTGCTTCTTTACTCTTTGGCGGATCAGCATTACTGAAAGCGCACGGTAATAAGATCATGGGCAGTGGTGAATTACTAGCAGCGTTTTTAAAGTTTGATGAATTAGCAATGGAACTGGCTGGTCTTGAGCATATAGGCGCGGCGGTGATTCAGATAACATTTAAGGGCAAACACTACAAAGATGTGATAGAAAAGCAAAAGGCTGATCATGAAAAAGATCACCATGGTGGTGAGAAAAAAAGGTCTAAAGAGTTACGACAAAAGGCGCAAACAACACTGGGTAGAGATTCACTACCAGATTATCCGGATGATTAATGGCGTTTAAACTCTCAAAACAAGAAATTGTTAAGGAGATTGTGAAGTGTGGGAAGGATCCACAATTCTTCATCGATAACTATTGTCGCATCTCGCACCCACTCAAAGGACTTATTCCTTTTAAAACCTTCGACTATCAGAAAGATCTCCTAAAAGACTTTAACGATTATCGATTTAATATTATTTTAAAAGCCAGACAATTAGGTATCTCCACGATCTCAGCGGGATACATTGTCTGGTTTATGCTTTTTCACCGAGACAAGAACATTCTTGTTATCGCAACCAAATTTGGCACGGCTGCTAACTTAGTGAAGAAGGTAAAAGCAATCATGAAGCACCTTCCGGATTGGATCAAGATAGCCAAGATCATCACGGACAACAAAACTTCATTCGAATTATCAAACGGTTCTCAAATCAAAGCAGGGACCACCTCCGGAGACGCTGGTCGTTCGGAAGCATTATCACTGCTCGTTATAGACGAGGCAGCACACGTTGACGGCCTCGAAGAGTTGTGGACGGGTCTTTACCCCACTTTGTCAACTGGAGGGCGCTGTATAGCCTTATCGACCCCTAATGGGGTAGGAAATTGGTTCCACAAGACATACGTCGACGCAGAATCAGAAGAGAACGATTTTCATCCAATTATTTTACCATGGGATGTACACCCAGAGAGAGATGACAATTGGTTTGCTAAAGAAACCAAGAATATGTCCCGGAGACAAATAGCACAAGAGTTAGAGTGTAATTTCAATACATCGGGAGATACAGTTATCCATCCGGATGATATGCAGTGGTTGTTCGAGAACATTAAAAAACCCCTCTATAAAACCGGCTTTGATCGGAATTTTTGGATTTGGGAGAAATATGTTGAGGGAGCCTCTTATGTTCTCGTAGCTGATGTTGCTCGAGGAGACGGAACAGACTTCTCAGTTTTTCACGTACTAAGATTAGACACAATGAGTATAGTCGCCGAGTATCAAGGAAAGCCAAATTTAGATTTATATTCAAATGTTTTATATGATGCCGGTAAAGAATATGGTTTTTGTCTATTGGTTGTTGAGAACAATGGTATAGGCATTTCTATACTGGAAAAACTTGTTACTCTCCAGTATCCAAAGTTGTACTATTCTATTAAGTCGACTCATGAATACATAGAGGCATATTTGGCAGAAGGCAATGACCGATCTATAGCAGGTTTTACCACATCAACCAAAACAAGACCTTTAATTGTGGCAAAATTAGAAGAGTACGTTAGAAATAAACTAATTACTGTACATTCTAGTCGTTTATTTCATGAAATGAAAACATTTATATGGTATAATGGCAAACCACAGGCAATGCGATCTTATAATGATGATCTTGTTATGGCATTAGCAATCGCCTGCTGGGTTAGAGACACTGCTTTAGAGGAAAACCAGAGAGATATGGAATACAAAAGGGCTATGTTAGGCGGGATTATGAAATCAACAACTACAATGAACACACAAATAAAAGGTCAAGAAGGATACGAGCAATCCTTTGGAGACAAATACAAAGAAGAAATAAAAAAAGCAAAAGAATTTTTTTGGATTTATAAAGGATAAAAAATGGCACGTAATGATAGAAACCCCAACAATAATCAGAGTGATTTGTTTAAGTCACTGACTAGACTTTTCTCTGGTCCGATTATACAAAGAAGAACCCAAACAGGTCGTCAGTTAAGGAGACGACATCTGGACATTTTCGCTAAAAAATTCAAGTCAGCCAGCGGACAACAGTTCAAAAAGACTGAATATAACCCGATGAATATTACAACGATCAATATGATTTCGAACAGAAATCGTTCTGAGCGTTATGTTGACTTTGATCAAATGGAATATATGCCAGAGATTGCGTCTTCTCTAGATATTTATGCTGATGAGATGACAACCCATTCATCTCTCACACCCATGCTTCACATTAAATGCGCTAACGATGAGATAAAATATATCCTCCATTCATTATATTATAATATAATGAATATTGAACACAATCTTTTTGGATGGGCTAGAACAATGTGTAAATATGGGGATTTGTTTTTATATTTAGATATCGAAGAATCCACAGGGATTAGAAATTGTATTGGATTGCCTCCGCAAGAAATCGAAAGACTTGAAGGCGAAGACCCAACAAATCCAAATTATGTTCAGTTTCAGTGGAATAATGGTGGTTTAACTTTAGAAAACTGGCAAATAGCACATTTTAGAGTTTTAGGGCACGATAAGCATGCCCCATACGGAACAAGTGCTCTAGAGCCTGCCAGACGCATCTGGAGACAATTGACTTTGTTAGAGGACGCTATGATGGCTTACCGGATTGTTAGAGCCACTGATCGTCGTGTATTCAAAATTGATGTTGGAGGTATAGCCCCACAAGATGTAGAACAATACATGCAGAAGGTGATGACACAACTTAAAAGACACCAAGTGGTAGACCCTACGAGTGGTCGTGTTGATTTGAGATACAACCCATTATCAGTTGAGGAAGATTATTTCATACCCATTCGAGGTGGTACATCAACTACTGATATAACCAATCTTGCCTCGGGTAATTTTACTTCACAGATCGAAGATGTAAAATATCTACGAGACAAATTATTTTCCGCTCTTAAAGTTCCTCAGTCATACTTGTCAATGGGAGAAGGAGCAACCGAAGATAAAACAACTCTAGCACAAAAAGACATTCGATTTGCCAGAACTATTCAGAGACTCCAACGTGTTGTCATAGCGGAACTTGAAAAAATAGGAATAATACATCTTTACACTATGGGATATAGAGGTGATGACCTTTTGGCTTTTAAATTAGCCCTGAACAACCCAAGTAAAATTGCCGAAATGCAGGAACTGGAGCATTGGAAATCTAAGTTTGATATCGCTGCTGCTGCGACTGAGGGTTATTTTTCTAAACGATGGGTTGCCGAAAATCTTTTAGGATTAACTTCTGATGAATTTATTCGTATGCAGAGAGAACTATATTCTGATGCCAAATTCAATGCTAGCATCGAACAGGCAGGTCAAGCACCAGAAGCCGGCGGTGGCGGAGGTGGAGGATTAGATATGGACACCGGAGGTGATGATGATTTGGATTTAGGAACTGATGATTTGGATTTATCCGAACCAGCAGGTGACACCTCAGATACCGGAGGTGATGACAAAGGAGATGATGTTTTATTAGCGGCTCCAAAAAGAGATGACGATAATCCAAAAAAACGAGGGCCGTACAAAAAACGTCAATTCTCATACAAAAAAGGTGCTTTGAAAAAGAACATGATCAACCAAGCAAATACAGAAATAGGAACTTTAAGAAAAACATTTCCCGGTAAGATTGGATTTGGTGGATTGGACTCTTTAGCGAGAGGCGTAACAGAGTCGAATAATTCAGATATTTTTGAAGAAGATAAACTATTTAATACTGACTTTGAAATAAAGTCTCTCATAGAATCATTAAAAAAGGTTGACGAAGATGAAACATAATAAGAAAAGAAACACCGCTTTTCTTTACGAATGCCTAATAAAAGAATTAACAAAAGCAATCGTTCGAGAAGACAAAAAAAGACAAACAATTACAAAGAAAATCTTGAAAGAATTTTTTTACAAAGGTGCCACTCTTAAAGAAGAATTAGCCCTGTATAGTTCACTACTAGAAAGTAAAGAACTCAGCCCAGATTTTTCTCGACGGCTGTTAACGGAGACAAAAAAGGACTTTGATGGATTAGATAGGAAAGCAGTATTCAACCAACAGACTAATCTTATCAACAAGATAAACAAACAATTAGGGCACGGAGTGTTTTCTAATTTTGTCCCAAATTACAAAGATCTCGCAACCCTAGGTCTATTCTTTCAGAACTCAAAACTTGGAGCGAAGAAGAGAATTATGCTAGAGAATAATTTAGTTAATTTCCTAGGAAGAAAAGAAAAGATGCTAACAGAAATGCGGCACTTGGACAATCTGGAATATAAAACATTCGTTAATAAATTCAACAATGCTTATGATAGAACTTTGCTCAAAGAACAAAAGGACTTGTTGACAAACTATATTGTTTCATTTTCTGATAATGGTGTTGGTCTAAAAAGTTTTTTAAATGAAGAAATTGGAAGGCTCAAGAACATCGTTGAACAGTACACTATAGACGAGAGTAAAAGCCCTTATTTGGAAAATTTTAAAAAAGTTAAGACTAAACTGGACAAGTACTCAGAAACTCCAATAAATCAGCAAATGGTTGAGGAAGTTTTTTATATTCAAGACCTAATAGCGGAGGTACGACGTAATGAGCATCAAAATTAACATAGCAGATAATGATACCCCCATGGAACAACCCAAGAAAGACTCTGGGATTAAAATTGAAATAACAAAGAGAGATAGAATAGAGTGGGACTTGAATCTCAAAACCGCTTTAAATGGTGATCTTATGATTTTAGACCATAAAGATATCGACATTGTAGTTAAACCAGATTCCAAAAAGATAGTTACTTTTGCTAAAGAATTAGTGTCGGATGTAGTTTACGGAGCAGAATCTAGATTACTTGAGTACCTAAGGAGACAAGGGGTCATAGTACATGATTCAATTCAAGGTGGTAACATTTATGGATCATTGGAAGGAAAAATAATGAATTCAAGCACTTTCCACCCGATAAAGACAACTCTACTAAAAATATCAGATTGGATGAAAACGGAAGAGCCATATATAAAAGGTAGCACCGCTTATGATGATATGCAGGATGACCTACTATTAGAGCCGGACAATGAAAACTCAACCGAACTTGGAGAAGTACCTCACTCGGAGAAAAAAGGATCAATAGATAATTCGAACCTATTTGCCCCTTATCTTTATGGAAGGTATACATATTAATGAAGAGTTTGTTGGAAAGTTTTAATCGATTTATAAAAGAATCCAAAGAAGGAATCGATTTACCGAATGTTGGGAATATTGCTTTGTATCATGATAAACAATCAGACAATCAACAATTGATACTTTACTACATGTCCAGCATCCAAGGTGCCGGCCCTTTTGTTTTTGCGGCCTCCGGTATTGACCAGTTGTCCGTCGCAGGCGATAATCCTTGCATCCCAGAGACGTATCAAATGTCTTGGATCTTTACTCATCCAAACTTTCGAGGAGAAGGTTGGAGTAAAGTTTTGTATGGAATATCTTTCTTTCTGGTAAATCGATTAGGAATGGGGTTAACATCTGACCACTGGTCCTCAACGTCTGATAAAGCGAAAGACCGATCGTGGGACAAATTAGTCTCTAGAGGACAATTAACGCCTAGAAAAACACCATTTGGGAACACTAAATTTGATTACCATGGTAAAACACCAGATCCATTTGATGACTGTGAACAGCCCGGTGATGGTGATGATGGTGCCACCGATTCAAGTTGGATGATGAAAGATTATTCGGCTTTTTCTGATATCTATCGTAAGCTAAAAGATAATCATGAAAATCTTATGAGCGCAGTTGACAACAGACAACAAGTGGAGAGCGAACTTGAAGATCAAGCCGCTATTAAATTCGAGAAGTATTATAAAACATAATTGGAGTCTTTGTGGATATATTAAATTTTGTGCTTGTCTCTTATGGGATGACCTTTATCTTGGTTCATGGCAAGATCTTTGAGGACATAAGACCAAAAAAAGATTATAGCAAAAAATGGAACACCCTATTTCACTGCCCTTTGTGTGTGGGCTTTTGGTCTTCTCTGTTTTTGTTTAGCATAAACGATTACACAGAACTATTTACATTTGAATATTCCCTAGGGAATGCTTTCTGCCTCTCTTGTTTGGGAGCCGGAACTAGTTATTTGCTCTCCATGGTCGTTGATGACTTTGGTATAAGAGTATCATCAAGATCAGGAGGTGATTATGTTGATGATTAAACGATGGATGCTTCAACCAGTCCGCCGTTGCTGTAGCGGATCCTGAAGCGAGCCGGTAGCGCCGGCAATAATTTTATTTGAGGAAAATATGTCTAAAAATTTACTTAGAGAGTTTTATGCTTTGTGTGAAGGTGGTATTTGTCAAGACCTTCTAACCGAAGATGAAAAAACAGAAATGGCTTCTGGGGTGTTATATCTTTCTGGTCGACTACAAACTGCTGATAAGCAAAATGGTAATGGCCGAGTATACCCTTTTAATGTTCTCAAAAGAGAAATGGACAATTACATGAAGATAGTAAAAGACAATCGTGCTTGTGGTGAATTAGATCATCCGGATGATTCTGTTGTAAATTTAAAAAATGTCTCTCATATCGTTACTGATTGCTGGTGGGAAGGCAAAGATGTAATGGGGAAGATAAAAGTACTTGACACTCCTTCTGGTAGGATTTTGAAAGATCTTGTCAATGCTGGTGTTAAACTTGGCATCTCATCTCGTGGTTTAGGTTCTGTTACCGAAGGTGCCAATGGAACAGTTACTGTTGAGAGTGATTTTCAATTAATTTGTTTTGATATGGTGTCAGAACCATCAACGCCCAATGCTTATGTATACCCAAAAGCGAACTCTGGGGTCTCTACAAGATTGAGAGAAGTTAAAGAAAATAACATAAATAACCTATTTAAAAAGATCTTAGGAGATTAATTGTGAAAATTAGTAAAGACAGATTAATAAAAATCATCAAGGAAGAACTAGAACATTTATCTGATGAAGAAAAAACAGTTAAAGATTTATCTTATGAATTAGAATTTTTGATCGGAAGAAAACCGACCGAAGAAGAAATTGACAGAATTAGAAATGCTGTTCTAAAGGGCAACATACCAACCAGAGGTATGGAATGAACAAGGATCAGTTAAAAAAGATTTTGAAGCCAATGATAAAAGAGTGTATTAAAGAAGTTATTTTTGAAGACGGTACCCTTTCCACTATTATTTCTGAGGTTGTAAAAGGGACTGGTTCTCAAAAAGTTGTGTACGAGTCAAAGCAAGTCACAAATCAAACAAGCCAAGAGGCATTACAAAGAAAACAAAAACAACTTCTAGAACGAAAAAGAAAGATGTTAGACGCCATTGGTAACGATGCGTATAATGGCGTTGATCTTTTTGAAGGTACAACCCCAACGACGCAAAGTAAAGGCACACCGCACGGATCTAAAGCGCTGGATGGTATTGCCCCGAATGATCCCGGAGTTGATATATCATCCTTTACTTCAAACGGTATATGGAAAAAACTGGCAGGAAATTAAATGGCTACAAATCATGTTGAAAAGCCTCGAAAGAACGAGGACCCGAATCGATTCATTAAAAGATTCATTAAAAAATGTAAAAAACTTGGAATTATTGACGAGGTTAAAGATAGAAAACATTACACTAAACCCTCGGTTAAAAAGCGCCTAGCAAAGAAAAGAGCAATCGCTAGACACAAGAAAGAACTGCGAAAAAGACAAAGAAGTAACTAATTACTGTGATACTAGAGGGATAAACTATGTCAACACTTAAATATACAGCCGGAGCAAGAACTAGAAATGTAGTCAATATTGCCGATCCGGGAGGCGCCGGCAAAGCATTCGAACTAACGGCGGCAAACGCAAGTCCTAGCGCTGCCACTGATGGTTTTAAAAATCTTCACTCGCAAAAGACCCTACACGTCCTAATTCACAACAATGCTCTGGTGGACAACCTTGGGGCAGACGTTAATGTTACTAATATTGGAATTTGGGTATATAATGCTTCTCTAGGTGGTGTGTGGAGTGTTCTACAAGTGACCGAAAGAGAAAATGCTGGTGATGCCTTGATATACCCAAAGTATAACAACCTATCAGTCAATCATGACAAAAAATTAAGATTGATCATACCTATTGAAGGAATAGAAAAAATATACGTGAAGGCTAGTACTTTTAGCGGGAATCCTGTAGCAACCGGAACACTGGACATATATTTAGGCGTTAATTCTATCTAAGAGGGCTAAAAATGTGTCAGAATTTGGATGGGCTTATGTAGTACCTTCTAATTATACTAGGAGGTAACCAATGGCGAATGGCAATGAATATGGCTGGGCGTATGTAGGGAGCGGTCTATTAACCGGATCTGGTGGGCCCATTGGTTCTCTACAGTTTGGTACAAGCGGCAATGACCTAAGTGGATCATCAAGTTTGGTATACAATTCAGTCAGTAACAGCCTTGTACTGTCTGGTAACTTAAATGTGTCCGGAGTTATTAACGCAAATGCTCTAAACATTGACGTAACCAACAAAACGGTAACAAATATATCAGCCACAGGCTCGACGAAGTTCGGAGACTCTGCTGATGATAAACATATATTTAGTGGAAGTATAATAATAAGTTCTTCTACTAATCCCCTTAGTATAATAGGGATTCAATCCGGCTCTCTTGCTGGTTCTGGTAGTTTCATAGGCTTGGATTCCAATAATAATTTCATATTGACAAGCGTTTCTCAATCGATCAGATCGGTTCACAACAGAGCAGAGAATAGACTATTGACCGTTGCTTCCAACACACAAGATTTAGATGCGGAGGCTACTTTAACATTCAATGGTAGTGTACTGTCTTTAACCGGTGAAATGACAGCCTCGGTAGGTGTGTCATCTTCATCTGGTCAATTTAATGAACTCAGTGGTACAATTATCACCAATGGCACGATAGTAATGAGGGCAGGTGATATCTCGTCTGTCAGATCACTTTCTGCCACAAATTTAACAGGAACCATCGCTACGGCAGCACAGACTAACATAACATCGGTTGGAGAATTGACCAGTCTGGTTGTTGACTCGACCACCTTAATAGTTAACTCAACAACCCACAGAGTTGGTATAGGAAGGTCTTCTCCTCAAAGGATGCTGGATGTATCTCACTCTTCTGATCCTCAACTGAGATTGACTAACAACGGGAATGTATATTCTGAGTTACAAACAACCACGGCTGGTAATTTATACTTAACAGCCTCCGGAGGAAGAATAGGGTTAGGTACTTCAATCCCAACTGCTTTTTTATCAGTTAGTGGAGCATCACATTTTTCCGGAAATGTTGGGATAGGAACAACCTCTCCAACAAAAAAACTTGATGTAATCGGAGACACTAGGATAACTGGTGATCTTGTTGTGAGTGGGACACTGAGTGCCAGAGTAACGGATTTCAAAGTTACCGCTAATACTTTGACCTTTGGAGATTCACCCTCAGACTCTTTGGTGTTTAATTCTGCTACCGCTTCTGTCACCAATGGCTTAAATTTTGATTCAAACACTTTTGTTATAGATTCCGCCAACAACAGAATCGGAGTTGGAGTTGAATTCCCGGACGCTTCTTTGGAGGTCTTGTCAACCAGTACTCAATTAAAACTATCTTATGACCAGACCAACAATACCACATTTACAGTGGATGCTTCAGGTGATTTAAACATTAATCCTCATGGTCCAAACATAACTTCCTCTGCTGATTTGTTTGTGTCAGGTAACACAAATTTGGGTTTTGATAACACAACTCGAGTTAAAGTAAAGGGACGACTGTCAGCATCAGTCAGCATATCATCTTCTCTAGGTACATATACTCGAGTATCCTCTAGTAGATTAAATATGCTTGGTGGTAACATATCGTCGGTCGGGTTAGTTGATGCCTCAACTTTAAACGGAACTCTACAGACTTCCGCTCAACCAAACATAACATCTGTTGGCACATTAGTAAATTTAGCAGTTGATTCTCCCACATTTGTTGTGAAATCTACAACACACCGTGTAGGGATTGGAAGAACAGGACCACAGAGAATACTTGAGATATCTCACTCCACCGAGCCACAACTGAGATTAACTAACAATAATGCTGTCTTTTCTGAATTTCAAACAAACACTAGTGGGAATCTTCACATATCTTCTTCCGGAGGTAATGTCGGTATAGGAACAGCCACACCGACAGACACACTGTCAGTTTCTGGGACTTTAGCAATAACCGGATCTCTCTCCATAAAGAGCGGCAGTGCTGTTATTATTAATAATCTCTCTTTGGCCTCAACTACGACATCTAGTTTTTTAGCACTAGACTCCAACAATAATTTAATCTTGACAAGTTCGGGCAAAGTTGTTACCGAGTATGTTTCCGCCTCAATCCTCAATTACACTAACCCTGCCGATAATAGAATAGTCACTAGTGTTGATGCAACCTCTGTTAATGCCGAGGCCAATCTTACTTTTAACGGAAACATATTGTCAGTTACCGGAGAACTAACCTCCTCAATTGGTATATCTTCATCAATGGGTAGGTTCACAGAAGTATCTTCTTCACACATAACTGATGGTTCTTTGCTGATATCTTCAGGGCAAATAACAAAAGCATCTCTTCTTAGTGGTTCCAACATAACCTCTCACGAGATAACTTCATCCCATGGTAAATTCAATACTGTAATAGGAACGTTAGCCACTGCTGCTCAACCAAACATAACATCAGTAGGTAACTTGGTTAACCTGATTTCCGACACAACAACCTTGGTTGTTAAATCGACCACAAACAGAGTTGGTATAGGTAGGACCGGTCCACAAAGAAAATTAGATGTATTTAATTCGGAGGCGGAGCCACAAGTTAGAATTTCATATGACGCAACAAAGTTCGCAGAACTACAAACTACATCACAAGGGTTCTTTACTATATCTGCTAGTAATGGTAGAGTCGGTATTGGTGCTATCGCACCGCAACATGCTCTTACGGTTGAGGGTGAGATTAGTGCCTCTTCAAATGTATCAGCATCGTTTTTCTACGGCAATGGTTCGAAACTCACAGGCATCACAACCGGCATTAGTTATTCTAGGAGAGCGGTTACCGGGCACATAACAGCATCGATTAGCGATGTTCTACTAGGTGTGACAGCATCGGCAGCAGTTCAGATACTTTTACCATTAGCATCTGCCTATACGGCAGGGCAATATTTTACTGTTAAGGACGAAAGTGGATTGGCAAATTCAAACAATATTACAATTTTAACCAGCGGATCCAACAAAATTGACGGTAGAACCTCGATAATTTTAGAATCTCCATATGGTGCTTTAAACATCTACACAGATGGTACCAACAATTTTTTCATTTATTAATTTCTTTTGCGAAATTAACATACTAATTATATTGCGAAAGTTCCGGTATTTCGGGGCTTTTGTATAAAAAGCTATTTTTATGGAGGATTATATATGGCTTATAAATTTCAATTAGGGAAGATGGTTGCTTCCGGATCGATTGAGGCCAAAGAAGGTCTCAAAGCGGGTGATGCTGATGTCGAAAATGTTGGTAAAATTGCGTTGGACGAAATCAAAGCAGACGGAAACGATATTCAAATTAGTTTGAATGATGACAGAGCAACTGCTCTTAAATTTGTTTCTGGATCTACAAACATGGCTGTTTTTCGTACCAATTTGGGTATGGGCAAAAACAGACTTGAACTTAGTGCGAGTGCTATCTTGGCGAGTGGTGAGGCTCTTCAATTTAGTGATGATAGTCAAATCAAAGCAGGATTTGGCGGAAAAAGAATACAATTAATTTCTGGTTTAAATGATGGTATTGACTTCTTACATGATGTTCAAATGATTCTTCAGGTTTCTTCATCAGGATTGTTTTCTGAAGTACAATTTAGTGGTTCTTCTTTTGACTTCGGGGGTTCAAAAATCAAAGGTGAAGAAACTGGTGATTTAACTGCCAAAGGAACTATTCGATCAAAAAGTGCTCTTTCTGGTGCTACTTTATCTATTGGTGGTGGCGCTGTATCGGCAACAGAAGCAGGTGCTTTGACATCCAAAGGAACTCTTCGCTCTAAGGGTGAACTTTCTGGTGCTACTTTGGCACTCGGTGGTGGAAACTTCAGTGTTACTCATGGTGGTATTTTGACTGCTGCTGAACTTAGAATTGGAAATGCTCAAATTGTTGAGTCTGAACTTGAAATGATCGACGGCATTACTGCCGGTACTGGTGCTGCTTCTAAAGCGCTTGTTTTAGATGCTTCTAGAAGAATTGGAAACATTTCTCACTTGACTGCTTCTATTCTTTCTGCTTCTGCTCTTCACGTTGCTGCTTCTACAATTCACGTTGGTGGTGTAGCAATTAACTCTGCTGAAATTGCAGTACTTGACGATATATCTGCTGGTACTGTTGCTGCTGGAAAAGCAGTTGTTGTTGATGCTAGCAAAGATATTTCTGCTTTCAGAAACTTGACTGGTGTTGCTCTTATAGGTACAACGTCAGTTTCTGGTGCTGCTGTAACAACTAAAACCGGTGGGCTTTCTATTGGTGGTGTTGCTGTTTCATCTACTGCTGCTGAGTTGAACTTGCTTGATACTGCTGCTGCTGGTACAGTTGTTAACAGCAAGGCTGTTATCTATAACGGTTCTGGTCACGTTCACGGTGTTAATATTTCTGGTTCTGATGCTCTTCAAGGAAAATCATTGTCAGTTGCCGCTGCTGCGAACGCTGGTTCGGTTGTTTCAACAACGACAGTTCAAGCAACTACTCAACTTTCTGGTGCTTCTTTGGCAATTGGTGGTGGGAACTTTAGTGTTACTCATGGTGGTGTTTTGACCGCTCAGGAACTTAGAATTGGAAATGCTCAAATTGTTGAGTCTGAACTTGAGATGCTCGATACAATCA